ACACTTGTAGGGGGGTGGAACTGTCGGCACTATCTCGTGCCAGTGCCCGAAAGAAAGGTGCCTGATACGGTCAAAGCTCGGGCGAGAGCCGAGGGGTTTATTGATTAAATAAATTTTATACCTTTGCTATATGAGACACTTGATACTCTCAGATGGCCGTATCATTCAAGCATCCGATATGGTGGCCGAGCACCTACTGAATAAGAAGGGCGCAAAGGAATTAATACTGCAACCAATTAACACCCCTCAAATATATGCCGATCAAACCGGAGGAAGCACTGGAGATAGTCAACTTCCTAAACCTAAACGAAGCCGAGAATCTCGAGGAAGCAAAGGAGAAATTCCAAGAGAACTGGGTAAACAGCAAGGAGCTAAGCGAAAAGCTCGGAAAGATTAATGGCACAATTGCCCACGTTGCTAAACGAGCTTTTGAGCCATTCGGAGTTACGCTCACTGAAGAAGATTTCAAGGACAAGAAGGCGCAAGATGTATTACGCATGGCATCCGAACGAGCTCGAGAGGCTTATGAGAAACAGCAAGAAGAGTGGCAACAGCGAGCCGATAAGTCAGGCAGCGAAGAGCTTGTAAAGGAGTGGGAGAAGAAATACAAATCCCTCGAGAAGAAAGTAACGGACATCGACTCAGCCAGGCAAGATGCCATCAATCAGTTCGACCAGTTCAAGCTAAAGATGGCAGAGGAGCAAAAGCAGAGCAAGATAAACCACACCTTCGAAAAGGAGCTCTCAGCAATCAAGCTCGACCCATCGGTTAATGAGTTTACGATTAAAGGCTTCAAGGCTACCATCGGTGAGAAGTACGCAATCGATTTGGAAGAGGACGGTAATGTCTTTGTAAAGGATAAGAACAGCGGCGAGCGATTGAAGAGCAAAGAGAAAGCAGGCTCATTCCTCAACTTATCTGATGTGCTGCTTGCAGAAGCTACGGCGGCGGGCATCATCATGAAGAACCCATCGGCTGGGCAGCGTGTACCGAGACCGGGGCAGGCTATCATCCCGCCGATTGAAGCACAAGCCGACAAACGCATGAAAGGTGTTAACCCTCGATTCTTTACAAAATGACAATCAAACAAGCGTATAAGATATTGATGCACCACGCAGATTGGCGGCAAGGCAAACACAGCGAAATGGTAAGCCCTGCCGACCTCACAAAAGCACTTGAGATTGTGCTTACATATCTCGAAAATAAACTAATGCAGACAGCCCATGCCTGAATATGAAGGTTACAATGTCACGGCATCCGATCGCGCTGGCAAAAAGTATAAAGCGGTAGACGATGACGGCAATGAGATTCACTTTGGCGCTGAAGGGTATCGGATTAACCCCGGCACGGATGCAGGCAACTCTTACTGCGCTCGTAGTAATGGCATCCCTTCTCCGAAAGGCTCGGCGAATTGGTGGGCTCGGCAGCTTTGGAGCTGCGAGGGGCGAAGGTCGGTAAGCGATAAACCTTTTTTTGGTAGAATCGAATTGCCTTAGTATATTGCGGTTCGTTCTTTATTCTCTCATACTAATTGTTTAGGCACAATTTGAAAAGGCTTGCAGAAATGCAGGCTTTTTTTGTTTATCTTTGTAGCATCTATGATGTAGTGAGCCGCAACTTATCGCGGCAAAGTAGGCGCAACTTCCGGCCTTTGTAATTGGGAGTTCTCTTAATACTACATTAATCATGTCTATATCTCGCATTCTATCGGAGTGTCCTAATGTGCAAATGTCACTTAGCGAACTCTTCATCGAAGTTGGACAGCGTGAGCAATTGCCTTTCTTAGAGTTCTTGCTTTCGCCTGAAAACGCAAAACTAATCCGCACTGAGGTTGCACCCGGTGGCGGTAAATTAAAAACAGTACAAGCTCGTTGGATTCAGCGTTTGCCTGAGACTGAAGTAGAAGAGGGTGGCGAAATCCTTACTTGTACTTCAACCAATACTTACGGCGATTCAACAACCACTTACACGCTTGACACGACTGACACTTACCAAGCATCTCAGCTAATCAATGCTGCTGACATCGCTCGCCATTGCCAGGAGAACTCACGCTATGTGCTTGAGTCGGTAATGCGTTTGATGGATGTACTTGATCGCAAGGTTGCTTCCGCTGCCGCTGTTCAGGCTGTTGCCGACATCGGAACGTGGGGCACTGAGGTGTCAGGGTACTACACTGTAACTGGTGACTGCTTGCAGATTGCTACTCGCCAAACTGGCGGGCAAGCATTGAACGAGTTCGCCCTTGCTGACATCCTTCAGGCTACTCGCATGGCTAACTATCCGGGTGCGCCTGTGGTATTTGGCGGTGCTGAGATGCAGCGTTATGCTAACGCGGTGCAAGCTGGTTGCTGCACTCAGTTCGGCATCGACCTTCTTGCAATCTCTCAGCAGAACGGTTTCGGATTCTCTTACGATTCTCGCGTTGCAGCGGCTCAAGGTTCGCAGCTTAAGAACTTGGTAACTACTGCCGGAGCAATCCAGTGGTTATCATTCAACTTAGCTGATTGGAATCAGGGCATTACGCCTGTGGCTGGTTCAAACTACTCTAAGACCTTGGTGTTCACACCGGCAGGCGTACCAGTAGATTTGACCATGAAGGATGACTGCGGTAATTTGTCAATCGTGTTGACTACAACTGGAAAGATTGTAACGCTTCCAACTGACATCTACGAGTCTTCTGACAAGTATGCTGGCGTTAACTACGTGAACTGCGTTGAAATCGCAAACCCGTAATTGGGTTAATGAGCCTGCTATCCCAAGCGGATGAGGACTTGTTAACCCAAGACGGATTAGATAATCTAACCACGCAATAAAGAGGGGGGCTTCGTGCCCTCCTTTTTTTATTTATCTTTGTAAAAACTAAAGAGATGTGCATTGAATCACTACTCGGATTGAGAGGCTGCGAATCACCAGAGCCATCGACTGGGCTCTACATCGATGACCTCGGCATCAATCAAACCTTTCTCGGGCAACTAATCACAGACCAATATCGCAATGGCGTTGAGCTGTTCGAAGATAAACGAGCCTTCGCATGGCGCAAACTTTCATCGGATGTGCTGACTAAGCTCAGCCCAATGATGAAGAGCGACACGATAATCGAGAGCAAGCGCGTTGGGCAAGTTGTGTCCAATTATGCCAACGTGCAGACCGCGCTTGGCGCTGGCAACTATGGCGGCATCAGGTTGAAGATTGACCCGAACACGGTTAGCTATCTTAACTTTTACCTGGCAGATATTAACCTTGCAATCGACTCTGCTAATGTGAACGTGCCGGTGCTTATCTTCGACATGACCACAGGCAAGTTGATTGAAACAATCACCTATGCCGAGGGTGCGCTCGATCAGTTCATCGGCAAGACATTCACCTCAGCAAAGCGTAAGATGGATATCGCCATCGTGTATGAGTCAGATATAAACACGGTAAAGTTCACGCCAAAGAGAGGCACTTGCACAAGCTGTGGAGGCGGGATTAAGGAATCGCATATCTGCCCTTTTGTTGATGCGATAGGCATCGAGCTCACAACCGATGGCACGAACGTGCTGACAAGCAAGTCGAGTAAGTACACCACAGGCATGAGCCTCACGTATAATGTGAACTGCGATCGCCAAGGATGGCTGTGCTCGGTAGGTGGCACGATGGCATTAGCGTTAGCATATGCCACAGCCGTTGAGATTTACAACTATGCGCTAACGATTAGCCCGAATCAAAGGGTAAATACAACGGTAATTGTGAATCGGGGGCAGAACAAGACCGAGCTCATGGATGGAATCATGGCAGCTCGCGACATCGCAGCAACAAGGTACAGCGAAGACCTTGGCGCAACCTTGCAGAACATGCGCCTGCCTGATGACACGCATTGCTGGGATTGCAGAAAGAACATGAAGTACGTTACAGCCCTGCCATAAGATGCCGACACCCGCCGAAATTCAAAAGAACCTCGATGCGTTGTATAGCGATTGGACTAACAAGTTCACTGCTTTATACGGCCCTGTTCGTGAATTGAAGCGCATCATGTTTAAGCGCATATTCGGCACTGGCTCAAGCGGTGGCACGAATACGGCGGGCGAGAAATTGCCAACTGTGCCATATAGCACTAAGCCGATATATGTCAGCCCTCGAGCGTTGGCAAGTGCGCCGAGTAAATACAAGGTTGGCAAACGTGGCGAGCCAATTAAATCGTTATTTTTTCCCGGCGGTTATGCCGAACTAAAGAAAGGCACTTCGCGCAAGTTGCCTTTGGAGTTAACCGGAAGGCTCAAAGGTGGCTTCCTTTCATCCGAGGTATTGACTGAAGGATTGGAAGCAGCGATAACAGTACCCGCATCCGAGGAAGGCAAGATTGATGGATTAGAGGCGAAATACGGCACTATCTTTTTGCCGACACCTGAAGAACAAGCCGAGATGCTTGAAGACCATGCAGCCGAGCTTGTGCAACAAATCATTAATGCTATGAATAAATGAATATACTTTCCACTATTCTTGACAGGCTAAACCAACGTATTGAGGTCGGCAATATCTTTGACAAGATTTACGGCCTTAGCGAGCTTGTAGGCGAGGGCAATGATAAGGCGTGGGCGTTCTACATCGGCAACGGTCAAGCGATTCCTGTAACGGATTATGATGCTAAACAGGGCACGCTCTTTTGGGCGAAGCGTGGCAAGATTAACGTAACGAAAAACGATTCGCTCAAGCTGGCAGGGTGCCGCTCAATCTATGAGACGCGCTTCTCGATGACGGCATACGCAATGGTGCGCAAGTCGCACCTACCTTGCGACTCAGCCGATGCACAGGACTGGGTGGCATCGAGAGTGCTTCGTTTAATTAGCGGCACTGACCCGCAATTTAAGACTGCCATCGGGGCAATTGCTTATGAGGTTGTGCCGAGCGGGTACGCGAATGAGATTAAATACTTGCCAGTTAACTATGAATGGGCAGCGGTTGCAATTGATGTGGATGTGAATGTCAGCACATCGAGCGAGGACGGCTGCTATGACACTTGCGCAACCGGTGACATCCCTCTGCCTGACTTCGAGCCATGTGAGCCTTGCCTCACATCTGTTGCTGTGGATGGGGTTACCATAACCGGCAACGGCACACCAGCGAATCCGCTTGTCGCAATTGGTGGCGGTGGTGGTGGCGGCACATTGATAGCCTTGCCATTTACTACCGACCATTTAAGCGCAACAGGCAATGCTTACGCGATTGGTAACATCGTTTGGTATAACGGCAATGTCTATCGCTGCATCGCGGCGAACGATTCAATCCTTCCAACAAACACAAGCTACTGGGTTAATCTTGGTGCTGGCTTTCCAACAGTTCAGCAGCCAACAGATTGGAACGCAACAAGCGGCAACAATCAGATATTAAACAAGCCAACGATTCCTGTACTACCAGCTACCATCGTTGAGGATGTAACCGCAACCGCGCCTCTGAGTTCAAGCGGTGGGGCTACACCCGACATCAGCATTACGCAAGCTGACGGCACAACAGATGGCTACCTCAGCAGCGCAGATTGGAATACCTTCGATGGAAAGTTCGATACACCAACAGGGACAAGCGCAGACTATCTCGATGGAACTGGCGCACCTCAGCCATTCCCAACGCTTACAAATGGCACGGTCACATCGGTTGCGGCAACAGTACCAAACCCGACAAACCCTGCATTCAGCGTTAACGTACCTAACCCAACAACTACGCCAAGCATTGACATAACTGCAAATGGAGTTGTGAGCCAGTACGTGCGTGGCGATGGCTCACTCGCTAACTTCCCTTTGGGCGGTGGCGGTGGCGCATCGGTTAACTATTACCTCAACGGCTCAATAAGTCAAGGCACGATTGGGGGAAATCAATATTTCCAAATGAGCCGCGTTCCAGTGCTTGGACCGGGCACTAACTTCACACGCACAAACGCGCAGGGCAATGGCTACATCGCGCAATTTATAACCGATGCAGGCGACCCAAACCTTTTGGCAATCCCTTCAGGCAATTGGAACTTCGAGACCTACTTCAATGCTTCGAGTGGCGGTGGCAATCCTAGCTTTTACATGGAGCTTTACAAGTACGATGGCGCAACCTTTACGCTAATTTCAACAGGGTCTACAAATCCCGAAGCGATTACAGGCGGCACGGTAGTCGATTTGTATGTTAGTGCGCTTGCAGTACCTTCGACTGTATTGGCTGCAACTGATAGGCTTGCAGTACGCATTTTCGTAACTACATCGGGGCGTAACATTACGCTGCATACTGAGGACAATAACCTTTGCCAAATTATTACCACATTCACCACAGGGCTTAACGCATTGAATGGCTTGACCGCTCAAGTGCAGAACTTTGCAACTGGTACAAGTGGCACCGACTTCGGCATCAGCTCGGCAAGCACTACCCATACATTCAATCTACCAACTGCCAGCGCAACAAATCGAGGCGCATTAAGCACAGCCGATTGGACTGCGTTTAACGGCAAGTTCAACACCCCAACAGGAACAACCTCGCAGTATGTGCGTGGTGATGGCTCGCTTGCTTCATTGCCTTTCGAGCTTGTTGTGGCTGCATCGGATGAAACAACAGCTTTGACCGCAGGCACGGCGAAGATTACATTCAGGATGCCGCGAGCCGTTACCCTTACAGCCGTTCGCGCATCGCTCACCACAGCCCAAGCATCGGGCAGTATCTTTACAGTTGACATCAATGAATCTGGCACAAGTATATTGAGCACTAAGCTGACCATTGACAACACTGAAAAGACAAGCACAACGGCTGCGACACCTCCGGTCATAAGCGATGCTAATCTCGCTGACGATGCTGAGATGACAATCGACATCGACCAAATCGGAGACGGCACGGCAAAGGGCTTAAAGGTTACATTAATCGGCACAAGGGCATGAGCTTCATTGTTAATCCTTACTGGTATGCAAGTGCTGGCTGCCCTGATGCCGATGCAAATGCTTTCCTAACGGCAGCAGGGATAACAGACCCGACCATCTCGGGCGCGATTTGCACATTGGTAACAACACTCAAATCGCAAGGCATTTGGAGCAAGCTCGATGCTATCTATCCAATGGTAGGAGGAACAGCCACAACGCATAAATTCAACCTAAAGAATCCCGCTGATACCAATGCAGCGTATCGCTTGAGCTTTGTCGGTGGTTGGACTCACTCGGCAAATGGTGCTTTGCCCAATGGAACCAACGCATATGCTGACACCTTTTGGATAAGCACACAGCAGAACTCGGCGAGCTTGTCATTCTATTCGCGAAGCAATACCACTGGATTGTTCCATGAATACGGAAGCGCTGTCGGGCCCTTTACTTATTTGTTGTTAAGGTTTAACAATTTGATATATGCGACAGTGAATTCATCTTCCGACAATACTGTTGCAAATACGGATTCACGTGGATTCTATATGATTTCTCGGACTGCTTCGAATGCGGTTAAAGTTTACAAAAATGCTTCAACAATAATAACCGGATCCACAGCCAGCTCAGGGATTCCACCCTACAATATGATTATTTCTGCTTGGAGGCAATTTCCCGGCACAATTGTTCGCTACTCAAATCGACAGTGTGCATTTGCCACATTGGGCACAGGATTAAACGATACCGAATCCGCTAATCTATACACAGCGATTCAGACACTGCAAACCACATTAGGACGGCAAGTATGATAACAGTATACCAATTAACACCCGAACAAGCCGAGCAATTACGCGGCGTTCAATATGTCGCAGATATGACATTCAACCCTATCGAAGATGCGAATGGCAATTGGATAATAAGCGGCGAAGAGGTAAGCAGCACAACCATCGAATGGGTTAAGCAATTGCCAGCGATTGAATATATTCAAAAAGAAGTATTACCTTTGTAAAAACTTACCACTATGGCAGGCGTAAAAGTAACCGACCTTACAACCTTAGCAACGGCAGCAAACGATGACATCATGTATATCGTTGATACAAGCAGCAACACCAGCAAGCAAATCGAGGTGCAGAACATCTACGCGGGTATGCCGCAGTTTGATAGTGGGAGTTTCACGCCTACACCATCTGACGAGGTGGATTGCACTGTAACACCTATTCAGGCATTCTACCAACGTATTGATAACATTGTAAATTGCAGCTATTATTTACAGGTTGATTTAGCCACAGGAGAAACTTTGGGCTCGTTCAATTTAACGCTTCCAGTAGCATCTGATTTCACGCAGGCTAAACAGCTGTTCGGTATAGTAGCGCATAACGATGACACTGCTGAATTAACTCAATGGGGGCTAAGTGCAGACACCACAAATAACAAATGTTCGGTAACCATTAAAAGCTCAACGACAGAATACAGTTATTCGTTTATTTACATAGTAGCTCAATACGAAATTTTGTAATGCGCTCCACCTCAATTCTCGGGCTTAATTTGATTAAGAAGTACGAGGGATTGAGGCTCTCAAGCTACCTATGCCCAGCCGGAGTGCCGACCATAGGCTACGGCTCGACACGATACCCGAATGGAAAGAAGGTAATCCTCGGCGAAAAGCTGAGCGGCGAGAAGGAAGCAACGCAATTGCTACTATCCACGCTTGACCCATTCGAGTCAGCCGTCAATAAGCACCTACCTAACCTTAACCAATGCCAGTTCGATGCGCTTGTGTGCTTTGCCTACAACGTAGGGACTGGCGCGTTGGTTAAGTCCACGCTACTGAAGAAAGCAAAAGCCAACTCAGCCGACCCGAGCATCCTCGATGAATTCCTTCGCTGGAACAAGGCAGGCGGGAAGGTGCTCTCAGGGCTGACCAATCGCAGGCGCGAAGAGGCGAATCTCTATTTCTCACTTTGTAATATTTAGCGGCATCTTGCCCCAACGCCGCGCTGGCGTGTGCGTATATTAGATATGCGGAAAAGGGCTACCAAACCAAGGCGGATTATTGATGTGATTGTGAAGCACTGGCGCGGCACAATCGGTTCGCTTATGATTTTGGTGTCCATCTTTCTACTAATCTTCAAAGTAATAACAGCCGAGACATTAACAGCCATCATTGCAGCACTATTAGCAGCAGGGTACATACCAAAAGCAAAAAGCGATGCAACAGATTAGAAGAGATACAATAAAGGTGGTTCGCCATAATAAGGTGAACATCGATGAGATGCAGTGGCAACAGCCCGATGTGGACACCTCATTCGCCCAGGCGAATCGTGAGAGCTTTCACGCTGTGATGGCGCAGCCGCCAAAGGCGAAAGTGCTCACAGCATTCGACACGATTCAGCCGTGTGATGTATCTTTATACCCAGCCGCCACGTATTACATCCCGAAAACTCACGCTGTAAGAAACGAGCCGGAAATGCCAACGCCTATGAATTACGATATACTTGCAAATGGAATTGTGCTGACCTTCACGATGCTGCTTACCATCAAGTATGCGCTCGGATGTGTGCCTGCGTGGCGTTCATTAATTGCGGATTTACGTTCGGTTTAACGTATCTTTGCAGCATGGCATCGCTGCACATCCTTGAGTCATCAATTGACCTCTTCTATGTGATCACCGACAGGGATGGCAACATCGTCACCACGAATGACCTATTCCGCGAGTACTCCAGCCACATAAAGCCCGGCAATATCCTCGACATCGCAGCGCAAGATAGCGACCGCGATGAACTGCTTGCAGCCATTCGCAAGGCGCAAAGCAAATCGCCTGACCCGATTCGGGCCTATGCAAAGACTAAGCAGAAGATTGCATCCGAGCGTTTCAATATGTGGAATGTTTACGCGATTGTCGATATGCTGCACTTCATCGGCATTCAATTGGTCGATGTTACTTCCATCAGCAACCACGAATATGAACGGCAAAAGATGCTTCTCGAAGAGTTTAGATTCACCCTATCGCACGAACTTCGTCAGCCGTTGACATCGATTGGCGGCTTGGTGAAGATGATAAATGAGCATACGTGGGCAACCGATCAGGAGCGCGATGGGGTGATGAAGATGCTCGAAGATAGTGTTGAAAAGCTCGACAATGTGATTCGGCTATTGGTCAAAAAAGCAACAAGGCAACTATGAGCAACCTACCGGCCACCGATTGCGAATGCGATGAGCGCTTGGTAAAGGTGCTGGCAGTTTACATAGCCGAGAAGTCGATGCCGATTAAGGTGGCGGGCGATATATTGCTCAACGAGCTTAGAGATAAGAGCACGTACCTCAAACGATTAAACGAACTGATAAAATGCAGCAAAGCAACGTAACCAGTCTCAGCCTGTTGGCAATATGCCTATTTCTTTTGCTGCTATTGATGCGCACTTGCGGAGCATTAGGCGAGGCTGAAAGCAATGCGATGTATCTCGATTCGCTCAATAATGAGTATGTGGTGCGCATCAATCAGGACAGCACATGGATGTACTCGCAATCGATTCAGCTGGCAATTGCAGGGGCAAGGATTAAAGCACTCGAGCTGCGTGAGCCTGAAGTGGTGATACGCTACCAAACGCGGACCAAGGTGGTGACGCAAATAGAGCTTGGCGAGACCGTGTACATTGACAGCTTTCCGCACCTTCGCCTGCCGCGTTACTTCCATCGGCCGGGTAAGTGGCTCGAGATAGGTGGGCAAATTAACCGCTTAGGACGGCTTCAGTTGGACTCAATTATTATTCCTGTAAGTTATACCGTTGCAATCGGAGATACGTTGCGTAAGGGCTTCCTATCGCGTAAGCGTGATAAGGTTGTAAGGCTTGGCATCGATAACCCTTATGTGACTGTTACCGGAATGAACAATATAATCGTGGCCCAGCCGCCTAAGAAGTGGTATGAGACACGCGCATTCGCTTTCGCACTTGGTGGCATTACAGGATTCGCAATTGGTCGCGCAAAATAATTGCGTTGTAAATCAGCGCTTTATAAATTAATTTGCTTTTTTCTTTGTTCGTGTATTGCAGGTTCAAATAAAGTTTGTATGTTTGCAGTGTTAAACAATCACACACTTAAACATTCACACCATGAGAACAGTAACACTACAAATGATTGACGAACTAACAGGCGAAACAGTTAGCAGAACAATCGACGCAACCAACGCATACTCTAACGGAGAATATTGCTGGGAGCTTAAAGGCGAAAACGAGCAACGTAAAAATTTAAACGATTGGATTTTAGACCGTGGCAATAAACAGCACGAAACTATTTTAACCCTTGTTTCTTGGTCATTCAACTAACCACCACGGGCGGCTAACAACCGCCCTTTCATCTTAAACTTTCAAACCTTTATACACTTACACAATGAACACAATCACACAAATTACCGCAATTACCAAGTCAGGCATGAACCTAATTTGGCACGAGACGATGAACGATTTCATCGCTTACGAACTCGAGGTTCCAAACACCGACCTCTCAGAGCTTCCAATCGCAAAGGCAAAGGCAGCACAGTACCCACTAATCGTTGAAGTATCAGCCGTCATAATTGATGCCGACACTTACCAACTAATCGAAGTAATCAAGTAATTTTTTAAACCTTTATACACATGGACACAAGTACCACTTTTCAAAACTACGAGCGCACAGAGTTCTACCATTACGATCACCTCAGCGGTGTTATGACCTTGCTCGTTTCACACGGATGCCAAAAGGGCATTCACACACGCTGCGATTCAGGCGCAGCAAATATGGCGCGTAAGTTTCACCGCGAGCAATTCGAGGGCGTACCAGCCGAGCATCGACTATTCGAGCCACTATCTCGCGCTGATTACATTGATAGGTTTACCAGCGTAATCGATGGCATCAATCGCGATTTGATTCACTCAATGGAATCCGATAACCTTTAATCTTTAACTATTAAACATTTATATCATGGCTTTAACAGCACCAATCGGCGGTTCATCGAATCGCCAAATCGCACCCGAAGGCAGCTACCCTGCACGCTGCTATCAAATCATTGACCTCGGAACCACTGAGCAGGGCGGTAACTTTCCCGGTAAAAAGCGAAAAGTTCAATTCCTATTCGAGCTACCTACCGAGCTTGCAGTATTCGATGAAGCTAAAGGCAGTCAGCCGTACTACGTGCGCAGCATCTACACGCTTTCGATGAATGAGAAAGCATTACTACGCCGCGACCTTTCGGCGTGGCTTGGTAAAAAGTTAAGCGATGCCGAGGCAGCAAAGCTCGACATATTCAAGATGCTCGGAAAGACTGGCATGGTTAACATTGCTCACGTAACGAAAGGCGAGAATACCTACGCAAACATTATCAGCTTCGCGCCGCTGATGAAGGGCTACGAATGCCCAGCAGCAATCAATGAGGCATTCACCTACACGCCAACCGCGCACGATCAAGAAGTATTCTCGAAGCTGCCCGAGTTTATTCAGGATAAGATTAAAGAATCGGATGAATACATCGCAATGAGCCGCAACGAGCAAAGGTCAGCGTTCAATAAACCGCCGCAAAACATTGAAGAGCTGCCGGACATTGACGATATCTTTGGGCAGAAAGCGGCGAATGATTTACCTTGGGATTAATTGAAATAAATAAGGGGCGGTAAAGCGCCGCCCCTCTCACACTAATAGAAACAAACATGAACACTTTGACAAAGGTACAAATACCAATCGAGAAAATATACATCGCGATTAATTCGCCTAAAACATTAAACGCGCAATCTCTAATCGCTGCGAACAAAGGTATACTGATTAACAACGTGAGTGAATACAACGCAATGACTGCCTGCGTTAAGGAGGTAAGCGATGCAGTTAAGGCAATCGAAGCAGCGCGTAAGGAAGTAACAATGCCGCTCGATGCTTTCAAAAAGGAATTGATGAAGCTCGAAAAGGATAGCATCGCACCGCTCAACGAGTTTATCGAATCAGCAAAGCAGCGCATGGTGGATTACCATGAGAAGCTCGCAGTTGAGCGGGCTGCGGCTGAAGCAAAGTTGAAAGCCGAAGCAGAGGCATCAATGCGACAAGCTGAATCAATAGGCGATATTATGGCATCGTTTACTGATAGCCTATACACTACCAGCGTTGAGACGAATCACACTAAGAACGTGCGCACAACCATTAAGGCGCGCACCAATGGCGAGGTGGACTGGTTGAAGGTGCTATCTGTTCAATTCGCATTCGGCAACCTAACCGCTGAAGACCTATTGACCGGGCTTCCGAAAGCGATGAAGGAGCTCGGGGTGGATAGCATCGATGGCATTGAACTTTACGAAACTAAAACTCAAATAATCAGATAATCATGGAAACAAATCAGAAAAGCAAACTTTTTGCTGCAATGGCAACAAGGCCAACGGTCTCAATTAAGAAACACCTTGCCGAGCAAAAACAAGAGCAAGAGCAAAAGAAATCAACAGCGGCCATTAGAGGCGTACTAAAAAATGGAAATGCTTATAAATTTACAAAGTATAAGCATGAAGAAATCATAGCTATGCTTGAAAAGGTAAGACAAAAAACGCCTTTTAGCCATAAAAATTTTAGTGTTGCCCTTGGATTTGGTTCTTCTACATATAGCAACTGGGTTGTAGGTTCGCGCTTTAGCCGAAAATCATATATTCAAGTTATGCAGAAAGCAGCCGAAATTAATGAGCAATGCAATAAACAAGGTCAGCTATCGCTTGGGGTTGAAAAGCCTACCTATGGCGTAATAACACTCGAAGCCGCAATTCAAATGGTTAAGGACGCCGGATATAGGGTTTACAAACGCATTGAAAACTGGGAGGAAATCTAATGAAAATCAACGAAAACTCAGCCTACATTGAGGACACTTGCGGCAATAGGATAATCGTAAATCGCAACAATCAGAGGTTAACCGTATCGATTCAATTAGCCAACAACGAATTAAACCCGAAGCCGAAATACATCGGGGACATCGACATGACCAGCCGCACGTTAATCGTTAAGCGCAGCCGGATGAAGCACTTGCTAATTAAGCGCAATGCCTATGGACTAAATCATAAGCTAATCACAGAGGCAACGCGCTTCGATACGGTGCGCATCATTGATGAATTCTCGACATGGAACATACCGCGTGAGTTTATCGTTGAGCACGGCCAGCCTTTACTCTTTACAAGGTACTGCCATGAGCTGCAAATATTCATATCACTTGAACAGATTGAACAATTCAAAGAATCCAAACAACCCAAAGAACAAAAGCAATGAAAAAGAAAACAGCAACAGACTATTTCTACGATCGTGTCATCAAGATATTCATTGAGTACCATGAAAATGACGAAGCAAATGTAAATTTCAGCGAAGCAATAACCGAGGCATTCGAGCAGGCAAAAGC